ACAATGATATCGTCCCCGTAAACTCTAACCAGCCTAGCTGCAACAGCCAGATTGGTACGATTAACATCCCACCCGCGGCTATGAAGTACCGCAGATATGGAGGCCAGAGCGTACACAATTGACTGCACAGGAAAGGTAAGAGCCGATCCCATAGGTGCAAACTTCCGGAGCACAATGTACTTCGGTTGCTTCTGGTCGATTTCATTGACCAGCCACCTCGTTCTAACTGCGTGGAACGCGTGCAGCAGATCTCCATGAGATCTAAATGCACGTTCGACCACGTAGCAGGACAAGCGGTCACTCGCAGACGACAAGTCAATCGTCGCGCGAATGCCACTTCGGGAAGACTCGAGGGCGTCAGCCCTACTCGGATCCTGACTAGCGAAGCTAATCGAGTATCGTAGTAAGGACTGGCTGACCATACGCTCAAGCTCTCGCTTGAGCGCTTGCTGCATCCATTGATGAGCGACTGGTTCTGAGGCAATTAACCTCGGTCCCTTTTGCGTCTTTGGTACAGCTATCAGCCGCGAAGGAGGCTCGTGCCGCCTATAGGCGTCATTCGCTTCACTCCGCAGTGGGTCTTCCTCCCAATGGTTGAGATTGGCAAAGCCATACTCTTGCATCGGAAAGATCCGCTCAAGTTTCTCGGGCCAGTGAGGGAAAGAATATTTAGAATCCTTCCCCACCCTCGCATCCGAGACAGCTCCTGGTCCATGCTTCGGTCTCAGGTCCTGCCAATTGACAGGACCAAACTCACCGCCCACAATCCAGTCGCTTACGCGCTGGAACGTGGAGGTAAGGGAACTAGGAAGGCACTGTTGTGCGGTCTGCATAGATGCAAACAGCTCGTGCTGATCCTGGGTCTCAAGAGATGTTGGTTTTGAGAGATCTCCGAAGGAGATCCTCTGGCCAATATAACTGATATCAAGATCATCATCCCCCCAATTAAGAGAAGGAGGACGACAACCACGTTCGACGTCAAAGAATTCCTTGACGGTTGCATAAACCGCCGAGGACGGGCACTCCATCCGGAGTTTCTTGGAGACATAGTATAATCTCCTGAGGAACTTTACGGCTGTCGTGTCGACGTCAGACCGAATTACACCATTATCATGGAACACTCTCCACAGTAACGCTCGGAATAGTCCGGGCACTACTGAGCCTGTCTTATGGGGTGCCTGACAAGGCAAGCCCGACGGGATTAGACGGCCACTGGCTAGGCACTGATCAAGGTGCTTACCCATAGCCGGGAGATCGACGGTAAAGAACCGTAGACCTCGATGGTCCATGCAAGAAAGGAGGCGGGTTTGATCCCGCGTCCACTCTCTGGTGTCTTCAGGGTATATCGCCGTGCACTCCGTGAGGAGTGCTTGGTAGAGACCCTTGAGGAAGCTAACGTAGCTTTTCGACATCGTCATTCTCCATGATTGATGTTCTACGCTACGACTAGCGACGCCGTACAGTCCGCAGCTGAAGAGTCTTACGACTCCCAGCCCACTACTTTGGTCAGGTTCGTTGAAGTCTCAAACGCGTTAAGCGCAAGAGTCAGCAGCGGAGCCACAGCCGGGTCCGACCCTTTTGGGAGCCGGATTACGGTATAGGCTTGATATTCCCGATCGCCGTTAGTGGCATCGAATTCGGTCCGGGTCAAGTCGACCTGGTGCCGTTCGAATGCGGGTTTACCAGCAGCAACACTTTCGTTGAGATGTCTAATCCGCAGACGAAACGCCTTTGTGGCGTCTCGGTACAGATACTCAGCGGCATAGTTGTCCTGGTTGATCCTGTTCAATACGGTAGCAACCGAATTGTACGTGATCGTCACGGTATCACCAATCATAGTTCCTCATTCCTCAGTTAAGTTAAACCGCCACCTTAGGGTTTGAACAACCCACGGGTGATGGCTAGACTCCCGAGGATCGACAGTTGCCTTCCCCCCAAGAAGGGGAGGTAGGCTGTTGGATAAACTAGGCTAGAATACGGTACACGAGTCTTTCGACTCCATACCGGAGACGCACCCCCCCACGTGAGCCCATTTGGGACTTGTTGCGGGGTATATCTGCACTCATTTTGAT